TATTTATATTTTTTTTTTTTTTTTCAAGCAGAAGACGGCATACGAGATTCAAGTGTGACTGGAGTTCAGACGTGTGCTCTTCCGATCTGTGTGAATTACCCGCGGGGGGAGGTGGAGGGAAGGACCCGTGATCATCTTGCTGTCCTCATGGCCTCAGCCAAAGCGGCATCGAACTGGCTGGCCCACTCACGATCAACGATGGCCTTAGCCTTCGCGTGAAAGTCGAATCTCGATTTGTAGCGAGCGGCGACTTGCGGAAAGATGATGAGCGGGATAAGCGAGCCATTGGCAACCTTGTAGACTCCCCGCGGCCAGTTCTTTCCTGTCTGGTCTTTCGGGTCACCGTAGAAAATCTCCAGCTTGGCGCTGACTTTAATCTTGCGGCTCGTCGCCTTCTTCATTCCCTGCTCTTTGCGAGCAACAGCGACAAGCTGGGCAATGATCCCGCGAGGGATGTTGCCGTATTCGTTTAGCTTGATAGCGGCCGGGATCTTTAGGCCAGCCTTTCCGGGCTGACGCACGCCGCCTGCGATTTGAAGCTGCATGTATTTCGCTTGCGCGGCCATGAACCCGACAGTGGCTTCCAGTTTGGCTTTGTTTGCGTAGCGCAGGACGCGAACGCCGCGCTTGGTGAATGGGGTGGGCTTATCGAGAGCGCGCTCGAGTTCATCCGGCATCGCAGCGGCTACTTTTTTCGCGGTGGCATTGAGGGCTTTGCTGGCAGCAAAGCTGACCTGCTTTCCCATGCCACTGATGCGAGCCTTGACGGCTTCGAGGCCTTCGATCTTGACGCTGATCTTCATCGCCCTGCCCTTTCCCGCTTGACCTGATCCTGCAGACAATCGGACCAGCCGTCGCAGGCCTTGCCGTAGTTGGTTTCGGTGGCATAGCTGCAGCCGGGGCAGATGCGCGACTCATAGTCGATGACCGGGGCGGCAGTGACAGCGGCCAGGCAGCGGGCGCGGTCTTTCATCTCTGCTTCAGATGCGCGTTCGAAGTCATCCATGATCAAGCCTTACCTGCTTTGGCCTGAGCGGCAGCGGCACGCATGCCAGTCTCAGCGCCACGCACCACCAGGCTGAAGAAGACGACACCGGCAGCCAGATCAGCCAGCCAGCGTGCCCACAGGGCAAGGCCGGTGTGGTCTTTGGCTTCGACGCAGCGCTTGATCACGGCCGAGAATTCGGCGATATCGGCATCGGACCATTCCCCGGATTCCTTGCGGGCACGGGCGACCACGTCGAAATCGGCGCGCATTTTCTTCAACATCAGTTCCATTGGTTTTCTCCTGGGGTTCCATATGTTCCACAACCACCTGCCGAGATATGGAAGCTGGAAACGCTTGTCCTGTGGCCTTCTTCCATATGTTCCATATCTTCCATATCAAAATGTAGCCCTGTACGGGGGTGCACGCCCGCGTGTACGTGTACGCGGGTGTGTGCGCCTGTGTGTGCGCAGGGGAAAGTGATATGGAACATATGGAAGATATGGAACAGCCTTGTGCTGCAACGGTTTCCGGCTTCCATATGTTGCTGCGACATATGGAACAGATATGGAAGATGCGGTTTAGAAGCCGGCATATTCACCACCTGTTTGCGTTCTCGTTGCCGGTACGCCGGCAGTTGCTTCGACCATCAATGGCGGCCGGTACCAGAAACGGGTCATGCCGTTTCGCTTTTCGATCTTCTGGCAGCCGAGGTTGCGCAGGCTGTTACCGACACGGATCTGAATGTCCCGCGTCAGGTGCGCCGCATCAATGCCCAGGGCGTCCTTTGCTGCCGTCGCCAGGGCGAAATCAGCCACCTGCGAATACACCCAGTCATGCAGCGCATCGAGCAGGCCTTCCTGTTGCTGGCGACGGAACTGCTCAGGGTCGAAGAGCTTCTTCTGCTCGTCCCACTCCGGCCAGTAGCGCTTGCCAGCCAGGTAATAGGCCAGCGCCTCAGCGAACAACTGCTCGCGTGCCGCAACCAGCCCATCGACATCCAGAATGCCCACGGTGACCGGCCAGAAACGCCGGCCACCGGTTGGGTCTTTGTTCCACTCCCACTCGTTCGTCGTGCCCGTGAAAACCAGCTGACGCGGCATCTTTACGAAGGACGTGGCAAACGGTATGCGGAATTCATCAAACCGTCTGGAAAGGAAGGCTTTTTGCCGCTTCTCGTCAGAACGGGCCATTGCACCCATTTCCGCGATCTCAAGCAGCCATTTGCCCTGCAGCGCCATCATTGAATCCTTGTTACTCAGATCCAATTCAACGTCACTGAACCAGCGGTCCCCGACCAGCGCACAGAGGATGGTCGACTTCTTCTTCCCCTGCTCGCCTTCCAGGATCAAGCTGTAATCGAACTTGCACCCAGGGTGAAGGGCACGGGCGACCATGCCCATCAGGAACCAGCCACCAGCCAGCCGCAGGTACTCCTTCTGATCCGGCGAAGTGGGTTCGCAGCCGACATAGCGTTCCAGCCAGCTGCCGATCCGCTTCTCGCCATCCCATGCCGGCAAGGCATGCAGCCAGTCCTGCACCGGGTTAAATCGATGGTTGCGCGCCACGGCATCGACGGCCTGGGCAATGATCTCCTTACCCGGTGCGAACTTGTATCGGCGTGTCACCCAGATGCCCGTGTGCGTCGTGTCCAGATCGCTCCAGTCACCCAGTTCGCCATTGACATAGGGTGGCTCCTGCAGCTTGACGATGCGCTGCGCGTGCTCGTCAAAGCCCAGCGTGCCATGCCACGACTCGTCATGCACCAGCACGTCATACACGTTCGCGACACAGCGCTCAATCTCGCCCTTCTGCGTCCTGTGCAACCGATAAATCCAGCTATCACCCGCCCCACTCGCGCCAGCGTCTTTAGCGGTATAAATGGTTTCCGGCGGTGTTTCCGGGCGCTCAGGCTCCCACAGGACCACATTGTCCCGCAGCCAGCCAAGGCTCGTTTCCTCGTTGAACTGCCCAATCTCGCCGGCAGCGCACATGTCTGCCACATCCCAGCCATCCGGCAACGTGCCCGGCTGGGGAATCTTCACCAGCCAGACCTTGCAGCCCTGGCCATGCAGGCGCTCGGCTATCTTCACCGCGGCCTTCATGCCCGGCTGCTTGAACTCATCCAGGAAGGGCTTCGACAACGGATCGATGCCCCGCTCCTTCTCATCCTTCGACAGCTTCTCGCGCTTGCTGTCGGCATCCGGCCAGACGATGACCTTGCGGTCCACCAGCGGCGACCAGTCGGCCTTGTGCTCGGCATTCGTGCCGCCACACCAGGTCACCACCGCCAGCTCGGGGAAGAGCAGATGCGCCACGTCGGCACACTTCTCGCCCTCGACCACCAGTACTGTCGCCTCCGGCTTGGCTGCCAGACGATCAAGGCCATACAGCGCGCGCGGCTCGCCGAAGTGCATCCAGCGCCACTGCGATTCGCCGGTCTTCGCATGTGTTGCCCAGCAAACCGGTGTGATTTCCTTTCCGCCGTCGCTGGTCCTGAAGCGGAAGACATAGCCCAGGGTGGCACCATCCGCATCGCGGTAATGCCACAGCGCCTCGGGATGGCCCCGGCGCACATGCGCGACGGGTGGAGGCGGCGCATCAGACGGCGCAACACGCACAGGCACCCATTCCGTGACTGGCTTCTTCGCCGATGCCTCGGCACCGCCGGCTGCAGTCTCAGCCGACGGGGAGGACTTCTCTGTGGGGGCAGAGCGAGGCGGCACCGGATCCTGACTGCGTCCGCCTCTCGGGGGGGGTAACTGAATGCCCAGCTGGCTGGCCACATCACGCACGCCGGCCAGCTGGTCACCACCATGGAACAGATACGCACAGAGCGAGACCAGATCGCCGCCCTTGTCATCAGACGCGAAGTCGCCCCATTTGCCGTTGGCCATATTGACCGAGAACGAGCCCTCGTTATTGTCGCTGCGCGTCGGGTTGACTGACTTCCATTCGAAGCCGGATTTATGGCCCAACGGCAGCCAGGACTTGATCAGCGAGTCCGCACTGACCAGCGCGGCATCAGCAATCGCCTTGAAGTCGATATCGTCAGCCGGCCCCCGCCGGCCATGTCCCCCGTTTGCCATCAGCCCGCCACCTTCCTAACGGCCGGCAGGGGGGGGGGAAGCTCGCGCACCATGGTCTCCAGCTCGGCAAGCAAGTGCATGACCGACGCCACGGTGCGATGGCCGCGCAATTTCAGCGAATTAAATTCATCGGGTTCAATGACGCCATCGGCCCGCGCCTCAGTAAACTCCTTCGACAGCTCACCCATCTGCTGAATGATGCCCAGGTACGCCTGAAGCACATCATCCTCAGCCGGCGCGCCGGCCGGTATGGCAAGGAAAACGCCGCCGAAATGCTCACACACCGCCTCGGCATAAACCGTCGTTTTTGCATAGTCCGCCAGGGCCAGCGCCTCGCGGGCCGTCACCTCGTAATGCGGCATCGCATCTGAAAACTTGTTGTGCAGGATGCCGGGCGAGCGGCCAATACGCTTGGCAGCGGCGGCAATGCCGCCATCTGTCGTCAGCAGCACAGCGTGCAGCGCGTCAATCGGATCACGATGAGACATGACACACCCCCTCAGTAAACAATCCAGCGCCAAGCGAGCACACTGGATTCATGGAAGAAAAAGCCCAGGCCCGAAGGCCCGGGAAAACGGCGGAGACAACCGCACGCAGAGAGAAAGAGGCCAGCCCATGACCGATAGAATGACGATGCCACTCACCACCCAAACGGAAAGGACCAGCCGTGAAACAGGAAGACACGCTCAAATCCCTGAAAGATTCGCTTTCGAAACAAACGGCCATCATTGGCGCGATGGCCGAACAACAGGACATCCTGTCGGCACAGCTCGAAGGCATGAAGAAAGCGATACACGTCATGGCTTCATTCCTGCCAATGACAGAAGCCGATGTTTCAACCGCGTGGGAAATGGCTGCTGGCCAGGTAACGACCGAAATGGAACCGGCCGAGCCGACGACCTACATGCAGACAATCGAGCTCGAAGCGATTCGATCTTTGTTATCGGGCGCAGGAAAGGTCTGGCGGGATCGATCCCGGCGGCCATAAGGGCCTCATTCTTTTTCCGCATGGCGATGTACAGCCGGCTGGAAGCAAAGTTGATTTTTACGAGCTTCTCAAAGCGCGCCCAGACTTCCGGTGGAACATCGGGAATATCGCGATCATCCATCTCAAGCCGCCTCGCGTTTCGAATTTGGGGTGTTTTCGGGGTTGACCGTGGCAGTGCCGCGCAGGTACTCCCAGTCCACGTCGGGCCTGATCTCTTCGCAGGGAACGGCGCCGCGCGATGCGCGATCAATCGCTATTGCAATATCAGCCCCGATCTTTTTCCCCGCAGAAACGGCGTTTCGCAAATAGTTGATCGTCGTCCCAGACTCTTTCTCAAAAGCCTCACGGGCGGCTGGAGACAACGAATTGATGTAATTTCTGAGATCCATACCAATAGCTTACCCGTGGGTAATGTCTCAGTCAATACCCTCGGGTTATTTACCGTCAGGTATTCAAAATGAAGAATGCCGAGGTGGACAAAACTTTCGAAGAACGTCGCCTAGCGCTAAAAACCCTCACTGGCCGATTCGGCTATGGCGGCATCGCGCACGTCGCTAAAGAGATTGGCGTCGACGCCAGTTATCTGTCGCGGTGCCTCTACGAAGTCGGCAAGCCCGGCAAGAAGAACATCGGGGACGAAGTATCGATAAAGCTCGACGACAAGTTTCCGGGATGGCGAAATGGCACGTTGACCGCAAACTCACCCGACAATCTGATTTATGGTGAATTTGAGCAGGCCGCGCGGGAAACGGTCGATATCCTGAAGCGCCTCAGCCTACCGCGGCAACAAGAAGTATTGCGGCACGCACGACTGCTGCTACTTGACCAACAACAAGAAGATCAAAACTCTATCCAGCGCGCCGGCCTGTAATCCCGCACCGTGCGCGCGCGGGCGGGGATATGACTAATGTCATATTGTTGGCAGAATGGAAGTCACGTAGCATCAAAAGATTTACGTTGCAGGAAAACCCATGATTGCCATTCAATTCATCGTCCGCACACTCATGAGCACCGCGCTGACCATACTATTGATGTTAGCCATGACAGCCCCATTTGCGCAGGCCGGCACCTACAAATGCGTAACCAACGGTCAGACCATCTATGCCGACCAGCCTTGCGCCGTCAATGCCAGGAACGTCGACGCACTACAAGATCGCTTGACCCAAGAGCAGCGCGTACAGCGCCTGGAGCAATCGATAAAAGAACGCACCCAGCGCAACAGCATAGAACGAAGAGAAAACGCTGAATTCAATGCCCGGCAACGCGCCATGGAAATACAAGTCGCTAACGAGGCTGCTCAGGAAGCAGCCAGGGAATCAACCCGGCGCAACAAGTGTGCAGAGATTGAAAGCGACATGAAGCATAACCAGCGCGCAGTTGCCCGATACCAGCAATTCGGTTGGCAACAATCGCTCACCCAGCGCGAAAACGAACTGAAGCAGAACCGGGAATCCCACGACAAAAACTGTCGGTAACCCGTCAAAAATGGTGCAACCCGCTTCGGCGGGTTTTTTTTCGCTCAAATAATTACCTACGGGTATTGACACAATAATTACCCTCAGGTAACGTGTATTTAAACACCAACCCGGAGGCACCCATGGCAACCACCCGCAACCCGCTGCAAGTCGTCAAGGAAGCGAAGCAGATCGCCGCCGACCACGGCTGTTTCATCGCTGAAAAAGGCGGCAAATTCCTCGTCTACCGCAAGACACCGATACGCCCGGTCTATCTCGGGTCGCGTGGCACGCCTGATGCGCTGCGTGCATTCGTCTGTCGCGTCACGAACTTTCACTAGGGGCGGGCCATGCAAAACGAACGCCCTATTGCCACCACATTGACTCTGGAATCTCGAGGCCTAGTCGTTTCGCTTCGAGTAGAGCTTCCCGGTAACACAGTTCCATTTGTTGACGAGTCCGGTCGATTCGACTTGCAAACTTCCGCAGAGGAGACGCTGCCAATCGCTCTGGCGAAGGAAGCGCCTGCCTTGCTGCGTCAAATTCTCGAATCAGTTGAAGGATCGCTGCTGGATCGAATGTCGGCTGATGTTTCATCGGTGGCCTTGAAGTACATCCTGCGTGACGCAGTATGCGAACAGCCTAGCACGGAGGGGGCCAAATGATCGCCGCCACCATCATCCCCACCACCGACGACACCTTGCTATCCGAGGTTGCGGCCATTGCCCGCGCTGCTCACCAGCGCGGCATGTTCCTGATCTCGAACGGCTGCAAGGTCGTTGTCTCCCCCGTGTGCCCGCCGGGCTTCTTCAAGATCGCTGTCAAGGTCAAGTGCCCGCAGCGCGCCGAACTGGAGGCTGAAGCATGCGCCGCCTGATCGCCTGGTTGTACCGCATCGCCTTTGGCTTGCAGGTCAAGACGCACGACCAGCACATCGCTGACCTGCGCCTGTTGCTTGACGAACTGCAGCAGGCCGCGATGGACATCGATGCCGAGATCGAGATCGTCTCCGACCGGCTGCTCTCTGCCCACCTTCAGCGCGACGCCGCTGCCAAGCGCTGCGAGGCGGTCGATACCTCGATTGTCGACCGCCGCTTTCCCAATCCCGCTCCCCGCTCTTACTGAGGACCATCATGAGCCAAGTCAAAACCATCCTGAAGGCGCTCGTCAAACTCGGCGTCGCCACCTATGACGACCTGCAAGGCGAAACCAAGATCGAGCGCAACAAGCTGCGCTGGTCGTGCAACACCATGAAAACGGACGGCAACATCAAGCAGACCGAAGAGCCGTTGACCAAGGAAGTCGCCTGGCAGATCACCCCGCAGGGCCGGGCGCACCTGATCAAGATCGCCGGCGAAAGCATTGTGGCCGCGCCACCACTCAAGTCGGCGGCAGAGGCGCCCGCGAAGGCAGCCCAACCCATCACGGCGGACATGGCCAAGACCAAGGCCAAGGCCGTCAAAAAGAGCAAGGCGTTGCAAGACACCCCAGCGGACGGAGGGGCCAATATCATCCGCAGCCGCGCATCGGACAGCCACGTTGTGGCAGCTAGCACCTCCTCCGAGGGCGCGGCCGTTGTTGAGCAGCAGGCGGGTGCCATCGCGCCCACGGAAGGTGTTGATAGCACCGACCAGCCTGCTGGCTCCGACGTCCCCTTTTACCAGCCAAGCGAAGAAGCACGGAAAGAGGTTTCGGCGTGGGCTGAAAGCAAGCTATTCCAGCTTGAGCCGGAAGCCGCGCCGGTTGAATTCACCGACCCGCAGCTCTTCGCCATGGTCAGCATCGACGGCACGCTGCACATTTCGTTCGCCGGCAAGGAAATCAACCTGCCCGCCTTTGCTGTCCGCCAGTTGGGCGAATTCCTGTCCGACACCGAACCCGCCTGGGCATAAGCATGCACGCCCAGCGCTTTTCTCACCCCGCCGGTGCGTTCGAGATCACCAGCCTGCCCGGCCAGTCGCAAGTTGCCATCTGCCACAGCTTCTTCGTTCGCCACGGCCAGCGCGGTCGTGGCATGGCGCATGAGATCAAGGCCAAGCAACGGCAGACGCTCAAGGATTTTCACTACGACTACGCCATCTGCACCGTGGCGGCCAGCAACCTGGCACAGCAGGCGGTGCTCACCCAAGACGGCTGGCACAAGCTGGCCGAATTCAAAAACCACCGCAGCAACGAAGTGACCGAGATCTGGGGCACCCAGCCGTGATCACGCTTGCTGTTGTTGCCATTGCGTTCCTCTTCCTGGAATAACCATGACCGAACAACCCCGCTACCGCACGCACATTGGCCTGAGCGAGATCAAACCATCGCCGACCAACCCGCGAAAACACTTCAATGAAGCCGAGCTCGCCGAGCTAGCCGCCAGCATCAAGAAACACGGCGTCATCACGCCGATCATGATCCGCCTAATCAACGATCTTGAGACGCCGCATTTATATGAAATTGTCGCCGGCGAGCGTCGCTGGCGTGCTGCCACGCTGGCCGGTTTGACCACCATCCCCGCCATCGTTCGCGATGACCTGAGCCCCGCGGCCATTATTGAGATCCAGCTCATCGAGAATTTGCAGCGACAGGACCTGCATCCGCTCGAGGAGGCCGAAGGCTATGGCCGCATGATGCGCGAGCACGGCTACACCGCCGACACGCTGGCCGAGAAGATCGGCAAGTCCCGGAGTTACATTTTCGGGCGCATGAAGCTGCTCGACCTCTCCGACGATGCGCGCCGGCTGTTCTATGCCGGCCTGCTCAACCCGTCGACCGCCCTGCTCATCGCCCGCATCCCGACGCACAAGCTCCAGGCCAAGGCCGTCGAGGACATTACCGAGAAGGACTACCACGGCGACAGCAAGTCCGTGCGCGCTGCCGCCCGGCACATCCAGTCGCGCTACATGACCAACCTCAACAACGCGCCCTTCCCGACGGACGATGGCGAACTGATCGCCACCGCCGGGCCGTGCGGCGCCTGCCCCAAGCGCACCGGCAATGCGCCGGAGCTGTTTGACGACGTGGCGGATTCAAACGTCTGCACCGACCCCGACTGCTACATCCTCAAGAAGCAGGCCAACGCCGAGCGCATCGCCCGGGAAGCTGGACCAGATGTGAAGGTAGTGACCGGGAACGAAGCAGAGAAGATGCTATCGATCTACGGCAACGAGACAAAGACGCATGCGCCGCTCGATAGTACCTGTCCCGATGACCCGAAGAACCGCACCTATCGCGAGATCATCGGCGACGATGCAGCTGCCATCATCCTGGTCGAAAACCGGCATAAAGGCGGCCTCGTTCCCGTCATCGCCAAGAAGATCGTCACCGAAAAGCTAAAGTCTGAAGGCGTCGTCACACGCGCCATGGCCACACGCGATGACAACAAGAAGATCAAAGCCCAGGTAACACTGGAAAACACTTTTCGGCAGGCCCTATTCAAAACCGTACGGGAAGCAGCCCAGTCTGCCTCCACAAAAATTCCCGTGCTCGAGGCCATGGTCGCTGTCATTACGCGCCGCTTCCTCATCGATGCTGGTCAGAGCCGCGTCGAGAATGTTTCCGGTATCTGGGGTGCTATTGGCCATCATTCTTTCGACCGCGCCGACGCCTTCCGCAAGGGCGTCACCCAGTATTCCACAGACGAGCAGCTGCGCATCTGCCTTGATCTCGCCATGTTGGCCGAATCCCATACCGACGAGCACAACCTGAAACGCAAGCCGGAAGGCTTGCTGACCATGGCCAGTGCGCTTGATATCGACGCTGATGCTCTGCTCAAGGAGGCCAAAGAATCACTCAAACCAGCCCCGAAACCTGCCAAAAAACTGAAAAAAACGCCACCCGCACCCTCTGAAGACCACTTACCCCCTACCCAAGCTGCGCCGGCGGCGGGGATAGACCGCGCGAAAAGCGAGGTGGGCGCGACCGAAGCTGCGCCGGCCGGCGAGGAAACCCCGCCCGAAAAGGCAACGGCGGAAGAGCAGAAGAGTGCAGCTAGCGCTGCGGTGGAAGAACCATCCGGAGGTGAGCGGCCATTCGACGCAGGAGATGTTGTCCACGTGATTGGCGGACCACTGGCGGGGTCTGGAAAGGGAGGTGAGATTGAATGCGTTTACACCGATGACCGGGCGTATCCATACGTCGTGAAAATCGACGGTCAAAACAAATATTTTGCCGAAGACGAGCTCAAGCTGGTCGCAAAGGCAGAAGCAATCGAGACGGACGAAAAAACACCCGTGGCCACGCGCCGGCCCGTTCAATACCGCCACCCCAATAACCACGAACTGGAATGGACCGGCCGCGGCCGAAAGCCGAAATGGGTTGAAGCCTACCTGGCCAACGGCGGCACGATGGATAGCCTCAAGACGGAAGGAGTTGCAGCATGAACCTGGTCATTTACGACACCGAGATCCGCCACGGCGTTCTCACCCCGGACAACCCGCCCCAGCCCGGCTACCGTTACTCAAAAGGCTGGCATGACTACACCGGCATGGGCATCGCCGTTATCTGCGCCTATGACATTGCCGAGGCGCGCTACCGCGTTTTTCTCGAAGATAACTTCTCCGACTTCCTCGAACTCGTCGCCGAGCGCGACGGTGTGCTGGGCTTCAACAACTGGCGCTTCGACGATAAGCTGCTGCGCGAAAACGGCTTCAGCCTGCCCCGCGAGAAAAGCCACGATCTGGCCGACGCCATCTGGCGCGCTGCCGGCATCCCCCAGGGCGAACACCCGCGCGGCCTGTCGCTCAACGCTTGCTGCAAGACGCATGGCCTGCCGACCAAAAGCGGCAACGGCGCCGATGCCCCGCAGGACTTCCAGGACGGCCGCATCGGGCGCGTCATCGACTACTGCCTGAACGACGTGCGCTGCACGCTCAATCTATACCGCTACATCGAACGCGCTGGCGGCTGCATCGATGCAAGGGACGGGACGAGCTGGCTTAATGTGCGGGTGGCGAAATGAGCAACGTCGCCGAACTGCACCTGGTCAAGCAGCAACTGGCCAACCTTGAAGAGGTCGTCAAGGACATCGACATGTCCAGACCAAGGCATCTGGAAAAGACCCGCGACAAGCTGGTCGCCGACCTTGTGACCAACTTGGTCTGCTACGTCGACGACGACGCGGCCGGCCAGGAATATATGGACAAGATCATTTCCTGTGCCAACCGCTGGGCGGATCGGCTGGTGATGAATTCCGCTAAGAACGCGAGGAAGGTGCGGTCATGAGCCATACGAAAGAGCCGTGGAAAATTGCCGACCACGACAAATCAATCGTGATTTGCTTCCAAGGAAAGAAAACGGCGCACGGAACAACTCCATATTTCGCTGGCGGAGGCGCGCTTGAGTCTGAGCGCAATGCCAACGCCCGCCGCATCGTTGCCTGCGTGAATGCCTGCAAAGGTATAGACATCGGAGCGCTTGAATCTGACGGTTTCCCAATGAAACTGGCCGGAATTCTTGCACTAAAGAATGAGCGCGACGAACTGCTAGCGCGTCTTGATGTCGTTTGCGAAGTGCAAATAGTAAGCGGCACTTATAACCGTATTCGAGCCGAAAGAGAATTTGCTGTTGATGACCTTGAATACGATCTTTTCTCCGCTGGCTGGAAAGCTGCCATCGCCAGCGTGAAAGGCGTCCAATCCCACGGTCAACCGGAAAAAAAGCCCGAAACCAGCGCGCCAGCCATTGTGTTTTTCCCGGCCGGGAGCCTAGGGGAAGAGGTGGAATCGTGAAAGAGCGCCCTATCCTATTCAGCGCCTCGATGGTTCGCGCAATCCTTGACGGACGGAAGACGCAGACACGGCGGGTTCTTAAAACTCAGCCGTCTAATGGATGGGCGATTGATACGCCATATGTACTTGGCAGGATTACATCGCCGCACCAGAAGAGAATGAAGTTTGGCGTGTTCATTCATCGCGGACTTGGCACCGACTTTCCCGAGTGCGACATCATTACCTGTCCGTATGGCCAGCCCGGTGACCGGATATGGGTGTGCGAGGCACACCGTCTACTGGACTGCTCATGCACCGAGACTTGCCGCGTGCCGGGCCATGTTTATTATGAGGCAGACGGCGGCGGGTATTCGGGAGCATTTCAAGGCCGACTTCGCCCCTCAATCCACATGCCGCGCTGGGCCAGCCGGATCAGCCTTGAAATTACCGGCGTCCGGGTTGAGAAGTTGCAGGACATCAGCGAGGCGGATGCAGAGGCCGAAGGAATTAAATCAGTGCGCGTGGCTGAATCTCAATACCGGTATGTCGACTACCTGCGCTTAGGAAAGATGGACGAAAAGGAAGCCACCGTAGGGACTGCAATCAAAAGCTACGCGACGCTTTGGGAAGCCATCAACGGCGCCGGATCATGGGATGCAAATCCATGGGTATGGGTGGTCGAGTTCAAGCGGGTGCCAGCATGAACCGCCTCCAGCGCCACCACCGCGCCGCCTGCGACCAGTTCAAATCCGGCCACCACAAGCCGCCCACACGCGCCCAGGCCAAGGCGTGGCTGGCCCCGATTCGCAAAGCATTCACCGAAATGCTATCCGGCGAGGTTGATTCGCATCGCGGATATGCCATCACCCGCATTCACCACGCCGACAACGATTTTGCGCGAATCGACCACGCCGCGAATGGCTTTACCGCCCTAATTGAGCGCCTGATGCCCGATTTCGACATCCAGCCGATCAAGCGCGTATCGAAAAAGCTGGAGAACGGCATTCTGCTTGAAGCCGCCGAGGTGCATGAATGCCTGGCACTGCTCAAGCAATGCGAGGATCGGCTGATCAAGTTCCGCCGCAGCGAGCTCGTCGACGCGGCCAACGTCGAAATGGTTGCCATCGAGCTAGAGCGCCTCGGGCTAAAGGACGCAGCATGAGCCTGTCCCAATCGCTGCATCAAATTACGCTCGGCACATGGTGGAATGACCCACAGCAGCCGTGGAAATCAAACCGCAAGCGCCTGAACGAAATCGCCGAGCAGCGGGAAATATTCATCGCAACCATGAACCGCAAGCGCAAGCCGGTCACGCTGGAGCAACTGGCCAAGGAGTTTGACTGCACCGTGGCAAAAATTCGCGGCTGGGCTGGGCCGTTTGTTGAATCGGGACAGCTTGTTCGTGGGGTGAATGAAGATAAGAAGGTGACGCTGGAGAAGAAGAAGTGTTCCTGACCGACGCCGAACTTTTCGACCTGACAGGCTATCGGCGCAACGCTGACCGCTGCCGATGGCTAACCGAAAACAAATGGACTTTCGTTCGCAGCGCCATCACCGGCCGCCCTGCTGTCTCAAGGAGCTACGCAGAATCGAAGCTATCCGGCGCGGCCGTCCGCATTGAACCGAAGTTGAATACCGCATCGATCAGGGGGTAACATGCCACGCACTATGGGACGCCGCCGCCAGACCAACCTTGACCTGCCACCCCGCATGCACATGAAGGGCGACACGTTCTATCACGTATCGACCGTCCTGCCACGCAAATGGACCAAGCTTAGCAAAGACCTAAACGAAGCGCGGCGCAAGTGGGCAGAGCTTGAATCAGACGACAGCGCATCGAGCCTGGCCACGCTGATCGATGAATGGATGCTGACCGACGCCTATAAAGACTTGTCCGACAACACCAAAAAACAATACAGCAGCGTCGCCAAGCAACTGAAAAGCGTTTTCGCCGACTTTAATTCCGTCGCCGACATCAAGCCTCAGCACATTGCCCAGTGGCAAGATGATCACAAGTCCAAGGTCAACGCCAACACCGGGAAATCAATCCTGTCCAACGTGCTGGCCATGGCGATCCGTCGCGGCATCATCGACCGAAACCCGGCACGGGAAGTCGACAACCTGACCGTTCAGCGGCGCAAACGCTACATCACGGACGATGAATACATAGCGATTCGGGAAAAAGCACACCCAGTCCTGCGGGCGGCGATGGACATCAGCTATGTGACCGGCGCCCGCATCGGCGACATTCTCGACATCCGGCTGTCGCACATTTCAACCGATGGCCTACTCGTTCGCCAGGGCAAGACCAACAAGCTGCAGCTTTTCAAGCGCAATTCCGCCCTCGATCTGGCCATCGACAACGCCAAGGCCATCAAGCGCCCGGTGCGCGGCCTGTTCCTGCTCTGCACCATGCGCGGCCAGCAGTATGACTATCAACAGTTGAATCTTTGGTGGGTGAAGGCCCGAGAAGAATCAGGCGTTGAGGATGTCCATTTTCACGACATTCGCGGCAAGTCCGCCACCGACGCCAAGCGCGCCGGGATGGACTACCAGGCGCTGCTCGGGCACACCACGAAGGCCATGTCGGACAGCTATATCAAGCTAGAAGATGCTCAAATTGTCGAGCCGATGGCGAGGGTGATTTGATCTTTCTACAAAATTTTTGTAGAAGCTTCTACAAATATTTCTACATTTCGCCTCGAAAGCCGCATGGCTACGTGGTGGTAAGATAATCCTACTTTAGCTGAGCAAGATTGACCAGAATCAAAGCGCCACAAGGGATTCAAAGCACATTGACAGCCAATCTTTCTACAAAATTAGATATAAACGACCACTTGAAAGCCGCATGGCTTCGTGGTCGTTTTATTTATGTAGAAAGACAAATGGGTATTTTAGCCATCTCCAGGCCAGCCAGTGACGCCGCCAGCTCCCCGACGTTGCAATCATGCCGAGGTGCCGCAGGTTGTTATCAGCGTGGCCCATAGATCACCTTGAGAATCAATTTCTGCCAAGCCAGCCAGGCCTGAAGGCCGTGCTGCCAACAGATCAGCACGGGCGGATGCGCCGCTTTCCATTCCTGGAAATTGATGACGGTGGCTTTCATGCTTGAAAATCCTCCATGGCTTCCCGGTGCGTCCGGTGGCGTCTTACCTTGCTGATTCGAAAGTGCCATACTCGATAGCTGCCGGCGAAGAGCAGCAGCTTGTTTTTCGGCGTCCATAAAACGCCTCGCGGCGGTATGTACTCGATGACCTTCAGTGACTTCCATCGCCCACTACGTGCAGCGCCGAAGTGCGGAACCATCCCGCCAAACGAATGGCTACGGCGCACCCAGGCGTATTGTCGAAACATGCCGGCCGCCCAGATCCACATGGCCGCTATCCAGCAGTTCGACAGGCGCCTCATTGCGGCCAAGCCTCAATCAGGGTGCGGGTATCTGAAGCGTGCCGATCAGCTGCTTCTGCCACGCCTCGATATTCATCCGCGCACGTTCCGAGTAGCTCAAGGGAGGCGCTGGCTGTTGCACGGCAGGCTTCGGCGGTGGCTGCGGACAATCGACCACGGACGGCTGCGAGGTCGTTGCGCAGGCTGCCAGCAGAAGCGGAAGCAGCATCAGCAGCAGCACGGAGCGCGGTTTCACGTTGGGCGGCGTCATATTGGGCTTTCTGGACTTGTTGAAGCATGGACTGTTCGCGCTGGCGATAGGCGCGCTCGGTCTCGGCAGTTATTAAGGATTGTTTAACCACTGCATCATTCCACTGACCGCGCACACGCTCTGCTCCGTGGTGGCGGCCGGTGGCGTAAAGGGCGATGGCGATCAGCGCGAACATGGCCAGGCGTGCAAGCAGGCGATAAGGCTCGGGGATCAGGCTGAGCATAGTCATGCTAGCAGCGCCTTTTGTGCCGTCGATAAGTAAGCGACGCGCTCGGGATAGCCGTTAAGGCCGCCATTGATGCGGCGCGTGATGGTCTGGAAGCTGTTCGGGCAGTCGGCGACGGTGTTGAGACCATTCGACCACCAGAACCACGCAGCCGAGCGCGCGGCCAGGCCGGGCTGTTCGAGCAGTTCCGGGTGCTCGAGCAGCGTGGTCGCGTCATTGAACAGGGCCAGCGAGCACTGGCGATAGTTGTATTTACCGGTGATCTGGATCAGCCCCCTGCCCTTGTAGCGCTGCCCATCACCATCGGCGGCCGGGGTGTTGCCAAGGCGCGCGGCGAGACGGCCAGTGTCATAGGCGGACCCGCTGGCGATCTCGCAGGTATAGCGAAGCTCGCCGGATTCGTGTGCAACCTGAGCCAGGAAGGCTGTCACCCGGCGATGCGTATCGATACCGAATTCGGCCATGGCGGCATTGAGCGGGTCAAGCCAAATGTCGACGCGGGACTTCGCATGCGGCATCACGGCGAGGAGCTGTTCGCGAGTGATCATTTACCGCTCCTCCGATCAGCCAGCGCCATCAGGGCCAACCCGGCGAGCAGCATGATGCCGCCAACCGACAAGCCCAGCGCCGTGGCAACGCTGCCAGCACCAACCAGGGCATAGTGAAGCGTAAAGCTGACGAACTGCCACGGATGGCCGTCGAACTTGTCGGGCGAAATATGAGCGATGACGCCGAGCGTCTTGTAGAGAACGAGCCCGGCAGCGGTGATGCAGAACATGGTTTCGAACATCATTGAGCCTCCACTTTGCGGCGGGCCCAGCCGATGACGACGGGCACCATGGTTGGACACAAGGCCCCGAGCGCCAGCGCCATGAGCAGGCGAAGCGGGCTGCCAGAAGCCAGTTCTGGCTGCGTCCCCGCCAGCCAGCCAGCGGCGACCGGAGCGCCATAACCAGCAAGCAAGGCAGAGAGAGCAACCGATGCGGCGGCTTTCTTGCGGTCATCAATGGCCGGCAGCCAGAAGCTGATCAGGATGGCGGCGACCAGTCCGATCAGAAGAGCATCGGCCTGGGCTCCCATGACGGTGCCGGTGAGGCCGATGCCGGTTCCTATGATGATGCCGGCGGCGGTTGAGTTGGGCTCAGGCATGAAAATCCTTTCTGGTGACGCGTTTTGTCATACCGAATAACATCCAGAGATCATCAGATACGCCACAGCATCATATGGAACGGCTGCAGGCGCCCCGCCACCACTAGGCAATTGAAAAATTCTTATTTGTGACTGATTCGGCTCGAAATTAGCCACTAGCTGATTGCCTGCTGTGATTGCCAGTGTATTTGCGCGGCTTATTGTGGCCCCAGGGTATGTGCTCGATCCGGCCACGTTGAACGGCAGACCACCAATCCACAAATCTCCTGTCCCGGTCCCGGCGCTCCAATTGACATAAAGCTCCACAAATACCAAGCGGCCAATCTTTGTGTATCTGCCGTTTTGTACTGTGTAGGTTGCAGTGCCGGCAGTTGTTCCGCCGATAACTGTCGGCGTAAACGTACCCTCTGCGTAATCATCGAGTGTGTTCGGATCAGTGGATAGATTTGGGGTCGCTGGAAAAATTACCCCATTACCTCCTGCAAGCGGGTCTTGTCGTCCTAAAACAACCCGACCATCTCTTAGCCAAACGACGTTGGCCAAAGAACCTGCGACTTGCCCCGCAAAAGTCCCAACAAAGAAAGCCTTTACGCCTGCAGAAAGGTAAACTTGTTGCACGTTGTTAGTAACGCGGCTACCAATAATGGTGAGGGTTGGTGCCGCCGTGACGTTTGCCATATAAAGCACCGTTCCGGCCGAATCTCCGGGGATGATTTCGCATCCATCAATGACAAGGTGCGCGTTGTTGTTGCCGTCAAAATACAGGTTGTATTGCCCAGGGTTGCCTTCCATATGGCAGCCCTTCATCGTCACTAAACCCGCATTCGTAAATTCTGCAACCTTCACACCATCAGCGATGGACCCGGCAAGATTATTCCCCTCAAGCTCGCATGCAGTGAATGTCATCGCCCCATTTGGAAAATTTATCATTCGACAGGTTCGGTCGTTGTCGAAAGCCTTGATCCGCGTGAAGTGCAGGTCATTTGGCGCAAATTCAATGCCATCTGGCTCGAACTGCATCGGCATGAATGTGCTGTAAATGTTGATGTCTGAATAGTGGCTTATCAGGTTGCCGAACCCATGCAGGCCGATATAGACGCCAGTAATCGACAAGTTTTCGACTTTGACGCCTGCCCCTCGCTGCGCCTTTACACCGACAGATGACGTATTTGCTTTACCAGGACCGACCAACGAGAACCCATGCACGTAAGCGTTCATGCGCACCTGTGGCGGGGTATCGGGAACGCGGCAATTTATAGAGATAATCGGCGCATTTGCCGTACTGGTTATCTTTGTCTGATTCCCGGCGAATTCGATACCCTCCCCGAAATTGCCGTGAATGTTGATTGACCCTGATACTTTGTATGCAACCGCTGGAGCTTCAACACGTTTCGCCAATCCAAGCTTTGCGTGTGCGAACGCGGCGGTAAAAGCGTACAAAACATCCACCGATCCGGGCGCAAGATAGTTAGCCGTCCGGTCAGCGTCAGACATGAAATCATCAACGCTGACAGTGCGACGAAGCATTTCCTCAACATCCGTAGCGACTGCGCCTGCTCCGGACGGGACAAATCCGATCAGGGATGATCCGGATGATGCGGCCAATGAAGCCTGCAACGCCACCGCAGACCCAGATGTTTGCGCCGCAGCAGCCGCCGCAACAGCAATGTCCTTATTCGTTGCTACCGTTGCCGCATTGGCTGCCACGGCAGTTGCCTGTGTCGAAGCCGTCGAAGCGCTGGATGCCGCCGACGTGGCGCTGGTCGCTGCAGCGGTCGCGCTGGATGCTGCTGCCGTGGCATTTGAATTGACTTCAGCCGCCAGCGCATTGGCTTCGTCAACAAAATCCGGCAAGGCAGCAATGAGCGCATCCCCCCTGGCGGCGAAGCTGGCGGGGTCTTGACGGGTCGGTACTGGCGTGGGCAGAGCGGTGATTGTGGTCATTAAATGAGCCCTTCAATGTTTATGGTGCAGTAGCTGATTTGGGGGTAAGTTATGTCGACCTGAAAGTCCCGATAGAAGCCATAGATCACCATCGACGAGTAGCGGTCTGATCCGATCCATATAGCCGGAACGGCGCGCATGTCGGCGAGCGCGTCATAAACCCGATCCAGTTCGGTATTTTCAAAAATGAGGCGGGCACCCAGCCGCTTGGAATAGGCGCGGCGGACCAGCGTTGTATTGCCGAACGCATCCGTGTTTTTGACAGAAAAGTCGTTGATGCCCATCGATGGGCCGGGCACTGTGCCGCCCAGATCGGCCTGCATGCCGAAGACCAGCACGCCGACGTAGGGCGTGCCGGGGCTGGCCGTGAAGGTGACGGTGATTTCGGCGTCGCCATAGATCGGCAGGTCGGTGATGACAAGGTAGTTCTGCGGCTTGATCGGCTCGAAGAAATACTGATACCAGTCTGTGATGCTCGGCGAGTCGATCAGCGACACGGTTTTCGAATAGACCGATTCCGACGCGACCACCATGTCGACCGCAACCGTCGCCGCATTGACGTTGACCATGGCAATCGCATCGCACCGCCCTGGCTTGACCGTGACAGAAAACGTGTTGGTTTCGCTGCTCGTCGTCCAGACCTTTTCGTCGAACATCGACCAGCGATTGGTCGGGCCAAGATCACGCCACCAGGTCGGCGATGTTTCCGGTTCATGGTTGGCGTTCGCGGCCTGTAGCGACTCCCAGCGCTTGTGTGCCTTGATGACTTTGTCGGCTAGGGCATATGTGGTGCCGGATGACCATGCCGGGTGATCGGTTTCAGGGATCGTGCAGCTGATCAGCTCGGCGTCGCCGATTGTGTTTGGGCGGACGACTATCATGCGGCCACCCGCGTTTCCGGCAGGCCGTCGACGTCGAATTTATCGAGCATGCGGGCTGTCTTGTTGGTGTTGCTGGCGATGGCCGCATGGCCGGCGCGGACTTCGGCACGGAGCTGGGCGATCTCGTTCAGTAGGTTGGTCATGGCTTCCGTCATGTTTCCGCCGCCGCCGAGCAGCGCCGAGGTATTGGCCGACGACAGGATGGTGCTGGGGCCGGTGAATTCCAGCTCCGGGCCATATTCCCCGACCAGCCGCATGCCGCCGCTGTGATAGCCGCCGCTGGCAAAACTTGGCCCTGTCCAGGCGCCGTATTTGGCGAGCATGTACGAGCGGAAGGCGCTGGAAATGCCGGCCAGCGTGTAGGGGTTGTCGTTCTGGCTGAAGGTGTAGCCATTGCCGGATCCATCGATCAACAGCCCCATGGATTCGCTGATGCGCTGCATGGTGCCGGCAGCGGTCTGCACCGATGCGCCGATGGCCGTGCCGGCGAAGAACTGCGCCCAATCGGTCGCGGCTTGCTGGTAATTGGCGACCACCGCAGGCGCTTGACCGCCACCAAGCTGGTCGAGAATGGCTTGCAGGGTTACCAGTTGCTGATTGGCGACGGTGAGCTGCGATTCGGCGATGGGAATCTGACGATTCGACACGCCGATAACCTGATCGACCGTGGCCAGAACGCCGGCCACATCGGCGGCATAGCTTCCGGCTGTGCCGATTTCCAGCGCCGCACTGAGAAAGTCCTGCGCGACGCCCTGCAAGCTGCTTGCCGCATCGACATTGCCCAGGCGCGCCAGCGCTGCTGTGCTTTCGTATTTGGCGCGGGTGCTGTTGTAGCGCATTTGCGGCGAGCCGGCCGTGTCCGAGCTGGCCAGAAGGCTGTCTCGATAGGCGGTCAGGCCGCTGCTGATGGTCTTGAAAGAATCAATCAGCGCCGATGCGGATGCTGCCGCAACGCTGGCCTCGTTCATCTGTGCCGAAATGGCGGCCTGCTGTGCCTTGCGCTGCGCGGCGTAATAGGCGCCGATCTGCGCGGCCTGCATTTCGCGGCTGGCCGTTATCATGGCGCCAGCGGCTGCGGCGGCATCTTCGAGCGTGGGGGTCAGTGCGGCGAAGGCGCCTTGCACGCTCATGAGCGCCTGGAAGGTGCTGCGCCCGCCTTCGGTACTCAGGTCGAGCGAATCAACCAGGCTGCGGAAGCCTTGCCGGGTGGTCGGCATGGTCTTGCCGATTTGCTCGAAAGCTTTGGCCATGTCGCGCCAGCCCTGCGCCGCTTGCTCCTGACCGGTGTAGAAGTTGGCGAAGTAGGCAGAGAACGAGGCGTTAAAGTTTTCGATGGAGCCGAACAGGGAAACAAACGCATCGGAGGCCTTGAGGATGCCGTCGACGTTGTTGTTGCCGAAAACGCCGGTCATCGTCTTGCCCATGAGCTCGACGACGCGGCCAACCGCATTGACTTCCGTCAGGATGCGCTGGAATGCGGCGACCCACGTTTCTCCCGACTTCCGGAGCGCGCTGATAGAGGGCGTCAGGATGTTGCTGATCGCTTCGAGCAGGCCATTCGCGGCGCTATCAGCAACGACCTTCATGTCGGTGCTGGCGACGTTGAAGTTATAGACGAAGCCCTGCAGCTTGGCGGCCAGCGTCGTGTCGTTGAAGGTTTCGCCGAGCATGATGAAGGAGTTGCGAACGCCGCGATAAAGCGTGTCCATCACGCTATCGACTTCGGCCGGTAGCGCGAACCAGTCCGTCCACTCCCGGCTGCCGCTAAACAGGCCGCCCGACTTCTTCATGTTGATGCCGTAGCCGCCCGAGAACCCCTGTCCGGCTTCGCTGAATGCGCCGGCAGTTTGCGATCCTGTCTGGTATTTCTTGCCGAACAGCGCGCCCTGAATGGCGTAGTGAATCTGGGCTGACAGCGAGCCGCCACCCATGATGGCGTAAAACTGGCTATCAACGAACCCATCACCGAAGATTGCGCGGGCTGGCTCGTCGTGCATGCGGCGGATGTTGACCTCAGCGTCCCACATCGCTACATCGTCCTGCTTGGCGTAGTTTTCCCAGCGGATGCCCGCTTTCCAGGCTTCGGATGACATCCACATGCCAGCGATGATGGCGGCAACCCAGGCGACGGTTGAGACCCCTGCTGCAGCACCGGAGCCGGCTGACCCGCCCGCCGCGCTGCCACTGGATGCAGCCGTACCGTAGGCGCCATTGGTAGCGAGCAGGCCATCGATGCCCGTTCCGGCTGCATTGGCATAAACGGTGCCCAGCGCATTGGCTGTGCTCATGCTGCCACCCGCCCATTGCGCCAGAATGCCGGCGTTGCTGTAGGCGGTATAGGCAGATGACAGGTTGTTTGCGGCGCCCAGAACACTGCCCATGCTTGACCCGCTTGATCGGCTGAAGGTCGTTCCGAGCGCAGCATCGGCCACCGTTGCCAACAGACTGCCGCCCGTGCTCATGGTCGCATTGACTATGACGCGGATAATCAGCGTTTTGAGCGACGCTTTGAGCGAGTCGACAAAGTTCTGGCCAAATGATTTGCCGCTGTCAAATCCGCGCATGAGTGCGTCCGTGAGCGACCTGTTGATGTCGTCGCCGACCTTTTCCCATTCACGGGCAGAGGCTTCGGCGGCGCGCTTGTTGGTGTCGAGGAATTCTTTCTGGCTGGCGGCACCAGCGATGCGCTTGCGCAGTTCTATTTCGCGGTCCAGAAACGCCAGATTTTCCGCGTTTGCCCCGTTTGCCTCGGCGATAACGCGCGCCTCCTCGATGCGGGCGACGATGGTTTCCTGAATTGCGGACTCGGTCATGCCGTAGTGGCGGACCTGCCGTTCAAGCGACTGGGCCTGCTTTTCAAGCGGATCGAGGGCGGCATTCAATGCCTTGGCGTAATCCTCCTGCTGCTTGGCGATGGTTTCGAGTTCTTTAGCCGCTTCCTTGCTCATGCGGGCCATTTCGTCGAGGCGCAGATCGGCCAGTGCCTTGGCGGCTTTTTCGGCTGAGTCGCCGGCCTTGCCAAGCGCGCCAGACAGATCAACCACGCCTTTTGACGACGCGGTTGATTCGGTGCCGATGGCGGCGATCTTGCCGGCAAGCACGTCCGAAAACAGCGGATTGTTTGCCCTATTTGCGGAAAGCCGGGCATCCAGCGAGGCGTAAAAGGCTTTTGACTCTTCTTCGAGCAGCTTGATGGCGGCAGCCTTGTCAGACATTGACCCGCTGCCGAACGCGATGCCGCCAAGCGCGCCAATGTTCGAGATGTTTCGACCGAGTCTTTCCAGCGGCGTGGCAAGCTCGATGGCAATCTTGCCGATTAACTGCAGCTCATCAACAACAAAGCCGGCCGCCTTTGCCGCGCTGATGGCCCATTCTTTGAGCGTGCCGTCGCTTGCCATTTCCTCGACGGCTTTTTTCGTGCCGTTCGCGGCTTGCGCAGTTTCCAGCAATGCCTGGACAAAAAGGTCTGCAACCGGCACGACTTCCATCGCCACGGTATTGACCCACGCCTTATGCACCAGCGACAGGCGGGTGATGTTGTCGTTGAGGCTGTCGGCGGCAGCGGCCTGCGCGGCGGTTACTTTGACCTGTAGCTCGCCAGCGACGGCCAGATCGTTGAGGAATGGCAGCAACTGGGCGCCGGATTTGCCAAGGACGAGCTGAGCGGCGGCGGCGCGCTCGCTGGCGTTGCCGATGCCTTGCAGGCTTTTGGCAAACTCGACCATGACCTGATCGGAGGTTTTCAGCTTGCCGGCGCTGTCGGTGACGGAGACGCCCAGCACCTTGAGCACTTCGCCGGCTTTTCCGGTGCCCTGCGCCGCCTCGACCATGTTCTTCGAGAGCTTGGCGAGGCCGCCGGCAACCTGCTCCATGTCGGCGCCCGCCAGCTTGGCGACGCCCTTCATGGCGGATAGCGACTCGACACTGGCGCCAGACTGCTGCGCCAGATCGTGCAATGATTCGGCGGAATCGATGGCGCCCTTGATCAGCCCGGTAAAGGCGGTGGCGCCGGCCAGCGCGGCGAATCCGGTGAGGATGCCGCCAACCCTGCTGGCCTGCTGCCCGAGCCCATCCAGCCCGGCCTGCGCGGACTTGAGCGCGGCACCGGTCTGATCGACGGCGGTGATGACGATGGATGTTTTGTTATCTGACATTAGCTTTTCGTCTGAACACGTCCAGGGCTTCGTTTTCCATCACTCTCAGGCCGGCGAAACAGTCGGCCCGCTCGTCGTTTTCAACTGCCATCAAATCCAGCACGGGCGGCAGCGCGGCGTAATCCAGCCCGGTTGGGCCATTCATGCCGACGCGCCACTGGGTCTGCATGGCGGAAAACACTTCAACCGACGCCCAGTTTTCAGGCCATACCGGCAGGATTGATTCACCACGCATCTGGTCCCAGTTTTCCTGCGGGATGCCCATGGCAGAGAGCAGCCCGACGTCGTCTTCATCGCCACCCACCATGCGGCGGGCGGCGTCCTTTAGTTTTTTCTTCGTGCCTCCAGCAGCGATTCGCGGAAGGCGGAGAAGATGGCCAGGCCGCTGCCGGGGAACATGTCGAGACACTGGGCCAGCGCGTCGTCCGAGAAATCGACGCCGGGGTAGGTCCATTCGACGACGATCTCCTTGACGGCGGCGTCGAAGTCGATGGCGCCTTCGGACATCTTCTTCAGCAGCTCGTCCAGTTGCGTGCGGCTGCGGTGCTTGAAGGTGAACAGCACGCCCTCGGCTTTTTCGCCGGGGATCGGAATGTGCACCAGCGTTTTAAAAGTGGGGTTGGGTTGAAGTTTGAACATGGCCTGATTCCTTGGTGGTGGCCTGATGGGGAGCGGCGGGCATCGCGTCAGGCCGGCGCGATGTGAGGCTCATGACCCCTGCCCGCCGCAAACTCGTTACGAGGCGTAGAAGGACGGACGACCGAATCCGGAGATCTTGAACGGCGAGGTGACCTTGCCGCCGGCCTGGCCGGTCGGGTTGCCGGCGTAGCCCGGATAGCCCGTAAACACCCACTTCGAACCGTCGGAAAACTGGATCTTCATGGCGCGCAGGACGCGGCCTTCGGAGGCGTTCTTCATGGCGACCTGGCCGGCGTCGGCCGGGTCCCAGTTGAAGTTGCCGGAACATTCGACAGCCGAGGCAGCGCCCGGAATGGTCTTCTTCGTGACGTCGTGGATGGTGGTGATGTCGATCATTTCGAAATCGCCGCCGGACGTGGAGAAGTCACCCATGGAGCTGAAGGTGAAGCCGAAGGTGATGGCCTGCGCCGAGCCGCTGCTGAAGGTGTCGAAACTGGTTGAGTCAACGCCCTCAAGCTCGAAGGTATTGGCCGTGACGTTGGCGACGCGCACCGTCTTGGTGTCGAGTTGCCACATGCCCAGGGCGGTGACGACGAGGTAATCGCCGTTGGCAAAGCCGTGGGCGGTAGAGGTGGCGACGGCCGGGTTGGCCTTGGTGACGCCGGTGATGGTTTTTGCCGAGCCAAGCGCGGATTGCATCGCAACTTGAACATTGGTCCAGGTTTTTGTTGCCATTTGAGTTACTCCTTAAGCGGAAACGCCGGGGTTTCCGGCCGGGGTGAAATACAAGGTTTCAAAATTGAGGCGAACGGAGCCAACCGGCCGCTCTAGAGAATCGTCAAAATCGACTTCGATCTGCCGCAGGACGTAGCCGGCAGCGCACAGGGCGCCTTCGACTTCGGCGGCGATCTGGTCAAGAACGTCGTCGAGCGTGGCGCCGCCTTTGGCGTAGCCGGTGACAGAAATGCTCAGAAGGCGATCCAGCGGGCCGACCGATACCGCATCGATCTGCTCGTCGTTGGTGGCAACCAGCAGGCACGGCAGCGCATCCTGCGGCGCCATGCGTGAGGCAAAGACGCGGGCGCCCGTACTGGGCAAACCCGTGACCAGCGTCACGATGTCGTTTCTGATGACGGTGCGGCGGTGTGTCATGCGTCCTCCAGCCTTAACTGGGTGACGCCCGTGCCATCCGGCTGCACGCCGGTCACGATGTAGGACGCGGCCGAAATGATGACGGTGTCTCCACGGCTGACCGGGACGGATGACAGCAGATGCAGAACAGGGCTGGTGCCGTCGATCATGCCGGAAAAGGCATTGGCGAAGCCGTTGTCGAAAATCCCGCGCGCCGGCATGCCGGCGACAGTGACGTCAATGGCGAAGTCGGTGAAGAAGAGAGAGAGGTCGCTGGCGAAATCCATGGCATGAATGATGGATTTCAGGGGCCGTACAAACTAGGCAAAAAAGTTTCGCGGGTGGATACGTTTGCACAACACCGACGGATTACAGCGTCAGCGTTTTCCATTCGCCACGGCTGAGCCCGCGGTCGTCGTTGTACATGTCGGTCATGGCTTGATGCTTGTGACCGAGCAGGGTCATGGTGTTGATCCCTTGCGCCCGGAAGAGCCGTTCGGACAGCGAGCGACATTCGTGCAACGACGGCGGATTCGGGCCAAGGTTGCCCAGGGCGCCCTCCCGAGCGGTTTCAAACATTGCGGAGAGCGATGCCTCGCCCAGCTGCTTGCCGTTGTGCTTGCGCAACAGGTAGCCATCACCAGGCACGTAATAGCTGCGGCAGTCTTCAATGACTTGCTCGAGGGTCAGATCGATGGCGTCGAGTTTAAGGCCCAGCGGGATCGCCAGGCGGGCGCCGGTCTTGGCCTGCTCGATATGTAGAAAGCCTTCCCATACATCATCGAAGCGCATCTTGACCAGATCGCTGCGCCGCTGGCCGGTGATGAGCGCGAGGGCCAACATCCTGGACACCCAGGGCGTCGTGTTGGTAATGGCATAGCCCAGGATCGCCCACCACTGCTCGAGCGTCAGGCGCTTGCGCTGCACATGAACAACAGGGACTTTGACAGACTGGGCAGGGTTGCGATCAATCCAGCCATAGTTCATGGCCTCGTTGAAGCAATCGCGCGACTCAATCAGTATCCGCTTGGCCGCATGCGGATGCTGTGCATAGATGCCGAGCACCATGCTGGCCACTTCGTGGGGCTTGATCGCTGAGATTATGCGATCGCCAAGGCCGTCAAGGATATGGACGAGGCTGCTTTTCCGGTTGGCCCTGGTCTTGTCGCTGATCGGGCGAGCATCGATGACCTTTCGATAAGTGTCAGCCCACTCGTTCAGGGTCCGATACTTGGGAAAAACCCGGCCCATGGTGGATGCCAGGAGCCGGGTTGATAGGGTCATGATTTCGAAAAACGTGAAGAGATGAGCGGAAAGTGAATCGCGGGGATTAGATTACGCGGAACCTGAACGTGCTGGATACAGGCGCAACAGTCGGGCCTACACATAGTTTGTTCTGGAATAGGATCAATCCAACTCCAACCTCAAGCGTCTGAACGCCAGTCGCCCACACTCGCTTGTATGCCGATCCTTGCGCCATGCCGTCGCGCCAAGTCCAAGTAATTCCGTTCGTTTCATCGACCCACTCAACCTCTCGCGCCACAAATGGCATGTCGAAATAAAGCGGTAACTCTTCCATCTTCGTGACAGTCACGGCCTCGGAAGCAGTTACCCGCAAGTTGTCCCACAATCGAAGGCTGGTATTAGTCGTGATTGTTCGCAGCACATTGATAAATTTCTGCGTTGCTCCGACAACATGCACAACATCCGGCAAGGCAAATCCCGTTGTATTTGCAACAGCAGTAATCGTATCGCCTGCCGCCGTTGCCGTTCCTGCTTGAGATGTCATTGCTGTAGCGTCAGTGCTTGCGCTACCCTGAACGGAAACAATCGTGTCGCCAGAGAAAATGGCGTTGTAATTAGTAGTCAGTGCCATTTTTCACCTCAAGAAGAAAGAGCGGCTTTAACAAGCGACGCTTGCAGGTCAATACCGGCTTGATAGGCATGTACGCCATCATCGAGCGCGACATTCCAATTAGCTCGCCAATCAATTACGGTGCATACACCGCTTGTCCCGAGCGCCAGTGTGAATGCGTAAATATCCGCGTGAAGCTGGTTGTAAGCAGCGGTGGCGGAGTTCAGAAGCAGATTGTGGAAGTCCGTTGTCACATAGACTTTTGCTCCGTATCGACGGCAAATTTCGATTGATCTCATCAGCCTTGCCTGAACTTGAGAAAGCAGAAACTCCGTACCACTTGTCGAGCTTCCGTATTCAGAAAAATCATTAAATGACACATTTGGCAGAATTACGTCCGTCGGTCTGAATCCTTGGGCAAACATTTGCTCAAGCTGCCCGAAGAAATTGGCGTAAGTCGTCGTAGAGAAACCGAGATTGACCGGGATAACAGGGGCGGCAGCGGTACTCAGTTCGCCACAAGCCTGAATAATCCAGTTGTTTAGACTGTAACTTTGATTGCCCCCGTTTTCCGTGATCGAGTCACCGCAAGCGGCAACCGACCGGACTGCTACTTTATATCTATATTCAAACGCGATTGTGCATGGGGACCACTGGAAATTCGCTTCAGTTGGTGCTGCCGGAACATTTGTTAGAGTCCCTATGGCATCAGCAGAATGGCCCATGACAAACTGCCGCCTATACCAAGGGAACGAAGATGCGTTTTTCCAAAGAGGATTTTTGTCAGAAGTAAAAGCCTGTGTCTCACCAGCTACCGCAGCCTTCTTCGCTCGCCATAGCATGTAATGTTTTCCATCGGATGCCGGAACGGTCTTTATATCAATCCAATCCGATTTTATGCAGCTTGTGACCGGGTAATATCCGGTAAGCGTGGATTGATTCCTGAAATTAGACGCAGGCCGCAAACGGCCTGATTTACTAGCACGGCCATCATTAAACTGCCCACCCCACTGAGCGCGGCGCCATCCATATTGATTTGCAGGGAGCGTTTTATCTGCGGATGACTCAGCCATCAGGTTGTACTGAGTGCCGCCGACCTGCGGGTAAAACGCATTGGCAACGCTATCGTTTAGCAACTGATCAGTTGGCGCGACGATAACTTCCCATCCAGACGACTCGTTAATGTATTCCTTGGAGAAAACCCACACGCGAACAGCACAAATTTCAGACTCAAGCGTTTCTTTACCGACCTTACAACCAATATTATTGTTTGTTCCGCCAGATGAAAACGTCGAACCCATCCCCCACATTCTGTGCATTGCAACACTTGTTTTTTGTGCGGCGCCGCCAAGCACCATCGGCAGCCCCGTGGCCGGGTCTAAAATTTCACTCTTCCCGGTGACATTCTTAGTTGCCAGCACAGGGACGGCGTCATCACCGATGTCAGGTAAGGTGGTGTAGACGGCACGGTTGAGTGACACGTGGCGCGCTTCAGCGTCTGGGGTCAGGGTCAGGACGGAACCGACTGCCTGATGTACGCCGGCGAGCTGGATTCCTTCAAGCAGTCTGATGGTCATGATTTTCCTTGTTCAATTAAAAAAAGGCCCGGAGGCCTTTGTTTTCTGGCCGTTAGGCGTCAGGGTTTTCGTTGCCCGTGTCGCCCGGTTGCGGGATTACCGGATCAGCGGCTTTCTTGCCCTTGGCCTTGGCTTTGGCCATGGCTTCTGCAGCCTTGACCATCTCGGGCGGGGCGGTAAAGCGGCCGTCCTTGAACGGGTCGTCAGACTTGTTGACGTAGAGCGCGCGGTTGGCCGTGGTCAGCTTGATGGCGACATCTTTCGGCACGTCACAGATGGCGGCTTCGTCTTCATGCACACCGCCACGGTCGTCGCCGTAATTGACTTGGGTACCGCTGATGATGATGATCTTCATGGTTTTCTCCTGTGCCCGGGTCTGCCACGCCCGATCTCCAATGAGACCGGGCGCGCATGCTACGGGCTGGGGGTTATTAGGTCGTGGTGATGTCTTTGACGACAACGAAGGAGCCGACATTGCGGACGTTGAAGTCGATGTCCTGCAGGGCGATGATGCGCTTGCCGCCGCTGGTGGCATTGGCATAGGGGTCGAGCATGATATCGACGCCGCCCCACAAACCGACCACAAAGTCAGCCCAGTTGCCGAAGGCGGCAGCGGAGCAGACGCCAGAGCTGGTGCCCTTGGTCAGGTTGCTCGGGACGGTGTTGGTGACGTAGGCGTCGTAGCCCAGCACTTCGCCGATGCCGCGCTCACGGCCGGTCATCCAGACCGGCTTGCCGTTGGTCGAGGCGAATTCCTGCGTCTTGCGGGACTTGCCACGGACCTTGCTGTTGGTGACATAGGCCAGGTTGCCGACGTCCGCATTGCCATTGGCGACACCCGTTTCCATGTCGACATACATGTCGTAGGTCGGGGCGCCACCGTTGGTGCCCATGGCGACGGAGCCGATGCCCGAAATGTTAAACAGGCCGTAGGGCTGGTTGCTGGCACCAGTGCCGTTGAAGGCGCCGTTCTGGGCTTCGAGGGCCAGGACGCGGGCGAGATCCATGCGGACGAAGAGTTCGACAGCGATGGACGACTGCAGCAGCAGGCGGCGGCTATAGTCGGTGAAGCCGCCGACGGTCTTCGGCGTCAGGGGCATCTGGCCGATGGTCTGCTGCGATTCGGTCGGGGCGGAACCTTCTGCGACCCAGTAGCCGGTGGCGGCGCCGGTCTGGCTCGGGATGGCGATGTTGCCGGACAGGTCGTTCAGGATGGTGACGCCGAGACGGTCGAGGACCATGGCGTTGCGCATCAGATCGATGAACGAGGAGCCGAGCAGCTCGGTGGCGACGAGGTTGCCACCGGCCGTCGGGGTGCCGGCCGTGAGGTCACGGAAGTATTGTTGCGTGGCCATCGAGGAGCGGGAGACCATCTGCAACAGGTTGCGGACGACACCGGCCACATCCTTTTGATGGACAACCAGGCCGCGACCGAGAACGTCAGCCGGCAGGGTCAGGGCGCCACGGGATTCGCGTTCGGCGATGCGGGTTTCGGACTTATCGCGCTTATCCTGGGCAGCACGCGAGCATTCCATTTCAAACGGGGCGATCTTGGCGGCATTGGCCGGATCTTGCGCGGCGAGGAAGGCGCGGCAGAAGGAGTAGGACTGGGCTTCCTTGTCCGACAGGCCGATTTCCGGGGATTCGGCAACACGCAGCTGGCCGTTGTCCTTGAGTTTGGACAGCACCAGGGAGCGGAAAGCGTCGGCGGTCGTGCCGGCATCGGCGTGGGTATCGGCCAGATCGGACATGTTGAACTGGCGACCAATTGCCGCGATGTCACGGCAGCGGGCGCGCTCGAGAGCGATCTGGTCCGGGCCGGTGACTTGCACGTCGACCGTGCGGGTGGCGGGGATCGGGGCCGCCGGGGTTTCGACTACTTGAGTCATGCTGCGTTCTCCTTGGGAGGGTTGTGATTCCCCGGCGGACGGGGTATCGAGGTCAATCGAGCTGGTGCTCGGCTGGGTTTCTTGATCAACTGGGGTAATTGTCGAATCCGCAAAATTGGCGGCTCGATAGAAGCCGGCGCCAACGTCGGCGGGTTCGGCGACCATGGCAACGTGCGTGGGCTGCCAGGCCGATGTAACCAATACGCCGTCGGCACGGAATGTCGATTTGACGCGAACATAGCCAACACTGACGGAGCGGATGGTGCCGTTGCGCACGTCGGTTTCGTAATCCGCTGCCTCCTGGCGCTTGCCGAACCGGGCGAAGCCGCGCATCTGGCCAGCATGAATCGCGATGTCTTCAATGACGCCGACGTTGATCTGGTTGCCGCGATGAGTGGCGATGATTGGTAGTGGTGAGCGGGAAAGGTCAACCGCACGGTCGTCATGCACCAGAATTTCGGCAACGTCGCCCATGTCAACCGCAGCATCGGTTGAACAGACAACCGGGATTCGTTCGGCGTCGGCAGCGGTGTCGCTGTCGAATTTCATGATTCGGATGGCGTTTGTGGTGAGTTCCATGGTGCGTAGTCTCGTTTTGGCGGGTTTCTAAAACTAGGCAAAAAAGTTTCGTTCAGGGCGTTTCGGGTGCTGGTGTGGGGTCGGGTTCCGTTGGCCTAACTGGCGCATCGGGCGGGCCATAAAGAAGCTCTTCAGCCTCGACCTCGGCGGCGATCTCGTCGGGGTCATCGCCACGCTCGAGGATGATCCGGCGGCGACTGGTAACGCGGTTTTTAAGGTTGATCTCGTCGGCCGTGGCTTCCTTGACCGGATCAATGCCAGCCCAGCGGCGTGGCTGCCAGGTGGTAGCGGCTTGATATTCCGGCAGGCGGGTAGCGGGCACACCGCGGTCGGCCAGCACCAGGTAGGGCAAGACGGCGGCGAATACTTCAGCATGCAGCCACTTGATGATGATGGCCTGCACCCGCTTAAACTGTTCGCGCTCGGCCACGATACCGACCCGCGCCGATGAGAAATTAACGGCCTCGAGGTCATTGCCCAGGGTGACGTAGGACATGCCGCGAGCAGCGGACCAGCCACGCAGTTGCTGCTTGACGTAGCCGTCGGCCGAGACGTCTGGCCACTTGGATTCGAAGGGTTTGAAGTCGAAACCTTCAGGCAGCGTGTCGTACTGGCCGGGCATGGTGGTGGCGTACTTTTGCGCGGCACTGGTGATGGCGGTGATTTCGTCGGGCGTCAGAACCTTGCCGGTAGCCTTGGCGGCTTCAAGCACGTGGGAAATGATGGTGTCGGCAAAGCCGGTGGGGGCTTCGCCGGTGGGGCTTGTGAAAAAGCCCTGGCGCTTGGCGGCGTTGGTGCTGGCGACGGCGGCGGATTCTTCGAAGTCGTGCAGCATCCAGAGGCGACGGGCGCCACCGGATAGCCAAGGGTAGCCCCGCAGCTGGCCGACATGACGGCGCAGGAAGCAGTGGCGAATTTCGCTGGCCGGAATGCGGACGTGACGACCGACAGCGAAGGTGCCGGCGGCATCGTCGCCGACCTTGGCGGCCTTGATCCAGTAGGCGAGCGGCCGGCCGTCGTTGTCGATTTCAATGCCCATGCGGACGCGGTTGCCGAGCCATTCGCGGCTGAGTTCGACATCGAGGAGCGAGGGGTCGAGTAGCTGGATCTGGAATCCATACTTGCCCTTGCCGGGACGCAGGCGGTAGAGCAGTTCGCCGTCTTCCGGGCCGGCGGCCAGGGCGAGCGATTCGACATCGCGCCAGCTCATGCCGGACACTTCACAGTCTTTTCCCCAGTCGGCGAAGGCGTTTTCCAGTCGGGTGTTGAGATCCTTATCGAGGCTGCCGGCGCGGGTCTTGATGCGCATCTGCAAGGGGATGCCGGCCGCGCCAAGCACGCCGTCATCGAGGCGCAGCATGTAGCCGATGGCCCATTCGTCGTTGCGGGACATGGCCCGGGCACGCGAGCGCAGGGTCGGCAGCTGCCGGGAGAGGTCTTCATTGATAGCGCCGGCCGTGGTCGGCCAGTTTTCTACCCAGGCCGGGGTCTCGGCGGCGGCAAAGCTGCGCTGGGCTGTGCGCAGGCCGGCCATTTTCTGTGTTTGTACGGTGGTGGCGATGCTGCGAACGGTAGAGTTCAGCCATTCGGCGCGGTCGGCGGCGCTTTCCTTGGGTTTGAAGAATCGATCGAGCAGGCCCATGTCAGCCCTTTCCGGCGCGGTAATAGACGCGGCCCGGCACGTCGCCGCCGTTCAGCATGGCAAGGGCGGCGGTTTCACGGGCGACGAGCTGCTTGTAGTGGTTGACGAGGGCCATGATCTGGGCGACGTCACGGAATTTCATGCGTTTCCCGTCGATCTCGTATTCAGCGACCACGGCTTTGCCGCCGGTCAGGTAGGTGGCAAGCGAGGCCTCAGCCGCATCGAGCGCCTTCTTGTTGGCACTGCGGCCGTCGAAGGTGACGGCCACGGTGAGGTCGGGCAGGATCGTGATGTCTTTCTGCTCGAGCGTGACCTTGTCGGCGCCCTTTTCAACCCAGCTGACGAGGACGGCTTTGCCGGCTGTCCAGCTCGCGGTGCTGGACGCAGCCAGCGCGACTTCGTAGTCGTCGCCAGCGGGCGTGGCCGTCAGATTGATGGCGGTGCCGGTCGGCCAGATGAGTCGGTATTTCAGGGACCAGCCGGCGCTGGCCGGGTAGGCAGATAGCGACTCAGACCAGCTGGCCGAGTCGCCGGCGCGAAAGATGGTGGGCTCGTTCATGCGCGCAGTGTGGGCGCGCGGATGGGGTCAAACTAGGCAAAAAAGTTTCGCCACTACCTCAGCTTTTTGAGGCGACGGGCGTACTGCACCGTGACGCCGAGCATCTGCGATATCTTCTCGGTGTTTTCTTCCTGGCTGGCCTCGAGCTGGGCAATGAGCCGGCCCTTTTTCTGACTGGCGATGTAGAGCCGGCTGGCGCCGAAGTTGACGCGCACCAGCTGCTCGAAGCGGGCCCAGACTTCCGGCGGCACGTCATCCATGTTGCGCTTGGCCAGCTCGAGGACTTCCCGCAGATCATCAGCCACGGCGTGCGCCCTTTCGGTTGGCCATCATGGCGGCCCAGGCTTGTTTGGCACGGGCGGCAAGCATGATGTCGGACGCTTCGGAGGATTCTGATTTTGGGCTTTTTTCCGGGTCGACCGCAGCAGGGTCTTGTTCAGACGTTTGCACTTGCCCGGCTTCCTCTTCCTGGTCAGGATCATCCGGCAGGTTGATGATCTTGACGATCGGATCATCCTGCACGATCAGCGTGCCCTGGCGAAGTCGCAGCTCATCGAGATCCCATTGCCCCGGCCGGCGCAAGTGCAGGCGCAGGTGACGGCTGAGGTAAAGGGCGTAGACCGTGCAGTCGAGTGCCTCATTGCGGCGGTCGGTGCGGGCTTTCCAGGCGCGGCGGCGCGGGTTGGTGCGGCTCGGGATCTTGATCTCGGAGAGCATCTGCTCATAGAAGTCATCGCGCACGCCTTCATACCAGTGCATGCGGCCGGAACCATTCCCGGCCAGACGGATGCGCCCGCCCTCTTGCGCCCAGCCGAGGATCAGATCCTTGGCCTTGGCGGTACCGACCATATTGACCTGCAGGCCGAACTTGCTGGCCTTGGTGGCTTTGCGGTTGGGGTCGACCACTCTCGGCGGCGTCCAGATTTCGATACGCCCCTCGGCATCGGCGGCGCCCTTGAGGGCGAGCACCGGGCGGGCCTGCCGGTTGTGTTTACGCACGAAGGCATAGGCGGCATCGCTAGTCTGGCCGTCCGAGCAGTCGATGCCGCAGCCGGCAATGCGCAGGTCGACGCCGGTCTGGGTGGCGACGGTCTTGTCGAGCATCTGCTCGAGCTCGATCCATGCGCCCTGGTGCGCGACGACGGTCTGGCCGTAGACCTCGCCCCAGTAGGCCAGCCACATTTCCTCGCCACGACCGACGACCCAACAGGTGATGGCGAGGCGATCATGCTGCACGTCGACCGTCAGCAGCGGCACCAGGGCGCCGACCGGGACGGACCACTCGGCATACTTCTCGGCGCGCTTGCGCAGTTCCTCTTCCTCGGGAAGCTCGCCGGAGTACTCCCAGCACATGCCGCGCGTCGAGTTCCAGAAGGCGACCATCTCGGTCGGGTCGCCATGATCCATGAGGTGCTGGGCACGGAGGAACTTTTCGGCGAGGACTGGGACCCGGCTGCCGTCGAAAACACTCTGCAGCTCGTTGCAATAGAAGCCGGGATCGGGTGCGTCGGCGGTCGGTTCCCAGCCGTAGTACGGAGCGACGCGGGCAGCGGCGCGGATGTTGGCAATGCGCTCATCGTCGGACCAGATACCGCCACAGTGCGGGCAGGCATAGAAGGCATCTTCATGCCGGGCGCGGCCGTAGACCTCACGCGAGGGGTAGCGGGCATCGATGTCCGGGGCGTTAAGTTCCTCGGTCGTCAGGTTCATGCCAGGGATGACGACGTGATCCCACTCGACTTCGTGACGCTCGCCGCAGTCGTGGCAGGTCACCATGAAGCGGCGCTGGTCGGTGGTCTTCATCTCCTTTTCGATTTCGGAGGCGCCCTTGGCCGTGGGCGAGCCGCCGATCAGCTCGAAGGAATTGCGGATTGTCTTGCCGCGTTCCCGCAGCAGCGCGATCGCATTGCCCTGCCCCTTGACGTCCTTGTTGGTGTCGTCCGGTTCCTCAACGATGCGGACCTTGGCCGAGGTGGATTTCACATCGGACGGCGAGTTCGACGCGACGAACTTGATCAGCCCGCCCGGGTAATGCTTGCGCGTGGCGCTGTTGCCATCGGAGCGCGACTTCAGGCGGATGCGCTTGGCCAGCTGCGCCGTGGCACGGACCATCGGTGAAAACTTCTCGGCATCGAAATCCTTGGCCGATTTTTCGCGCGGGAACATGACGACCTGGACGCAAGGCTCCCAATGGACGTGATAGCCAAGCACGTTGCACACGACCCCGGCGGTGTAGCCCAGCTGCGCCGACTTCTGCACGATCACCCGCCGATTCTTGGCCGGGTTGCACTCAGCCAGGATGCCCCGCAGCGCGGGCGTGTTTTCCAGATCATAGGCGCCAGCGTAGTCGTTGGTTTCCTCCCTGGACAACACCCGGTAAGTCTCAGCCCACTCGATAATCGACAACGGCTTCGGCGGCTCGAGCTCAGCAAACACCCGGGCCAACATGGCATCCAAAGCAGCCGACGCCCAGCCGTGATCACCAGGAATATCCTGGAGCGCGATCTGACGGTAGGTGACGGCTGGGGTGTTCATTACTTTCCAGCCACTTCGCCTGAATTCAAAATAATTTTAGGGACCGGCGTACACAGCGCGCATTTCGGAGAAGTCATTCTTGGGTCCTTGTGGATACCCACATGCCACTCCCAGACGATGCAGATTGCCGGGCCAAAAAGTTTTCTGGGGGCTGCCTGATGCAGGCATTTCCCTTCGAACTTGTAGCTAGTGCAATTTACGTTTACCGGCATCACTCACCACCCTCTTTTTTGACGCCGAACATGACCCGCATCGGAACGCCTGTTACCTCTGAAGCGATAGCGCCGAGGGCATCACAAACAGCTGATAACTCAGGCTCATCGATCCCTGATTTCTTAACCAGGTTATGAGCCGCCTCGGCAAATTCGCGTTTCAACACCACAAGACTTTTCGCAGCTTCCATCACTCATCCCCCTCTTCGTTTTCAACAATCTGCACGTCCTGCCAGCGCGACAGCTTCACCAGGAAGGCCTCATACGAAAGGGCTAGCAGGTCTTCCATTTCCTTGATCGTCTTCCCTGGCACTTCACGCGCCAGGCGAGCCGGCTCGTTGCGCCACATTTCCCGGGCAGCCACCATCGCAGCCCGCAATTTCGGTTCGATCTGATCGGCCGGCAGCAGCAGCCCGCGCTTCTCAGCCAGCTCGAGCTCGATCTTGTCGGCCTGCACCCGCGCCAAACGATCCTGCGGCTTCTCGCCCTGGACCTTCTTGACCTCGCGCGTTAGCAGCCAGTTGATGCACTCAGTCGCGTCATACAGACTCGGCACACCCGGCCCGCCACGCTCGGCGACCGGCATGCCATCGCGCTGCCAGTTGTCGATCGTCTCGCGCGACACGCCGAACATGTCGGCAATGCCCTGCTGACCGGTAACCACCATGGCCATAGTCAGTAAACCTCCTGAACGGCCCAGAACTGGCGAAACATCGGGGTGTGAATTACC